AAATTGGACATGCTGTCAATAATGGAACAGGAGATGCAATATTTGTAACCAATGTAGCCGGAAATAATGTTACATTTGACGCACAGTTTACAGATACGTTTGATGCGGCGTACGGAGAATTTACCGGAGTAAGTGGAACTACAGTTGCAGGTACAGGTACAGGCGCTCAATTTGATATTTCAAAATCAGGCACAGTGTACTCAATTGATGGAATTAACGGCGGCTCACTGTACAAAAAAGGTGATGCAATATTAATTGATGGATCCTTACTCGGAGGAGCTACCTCTACTAATGATGCTACTATAGTAGTTACTAGTGTAACTGGCGGGTCAATTACTACAGCCCAGATAACAGGAACAGCTTTTTCAGGAGATTTAGTCTACACTTCCATAACTCAAGGATACCAGAATGGTAACGGCAATGGCCCTGTAGACTTTGACGTCACTTTAGAAGATAACATTTATTCTGTTTCAGTATCATCACCCAACACAAGCACAGGTTTTGCTCAAGGTGACCTACTCTTTATTCAAGGAACTTCCTTCCCCCCAACAGGAAACGCAAGTAATGATTTACTTATTAAGGTTACTAGTGTAGGGGGTAGCGGAGAAATATTAAATGTTACAGCAAGTGGTACCGCGCCTGATGTTGAAGTTGATTACTCAAGTGTATCCTATACAACTACAGGTGCTGGTATAGGTTTAGATATAGATGTACAAAAGCAAGGTGTATTATATACTAATGTATTCTTAAGGAGTGCAGGTAGCGGATTTACCACAAGCGATACTGTAACAATCAGTGGTGTTGATTTAGGAGGCATTACGCCAGATAATGATCTTAAATTGCGAATAGTAGAAGTAGACGGATCAGGTGCAATTATTAGTTTTGATTTAGAAGGCACCGATCTATCAAGTGCGCCTGTTGCGGCAAATAGAGATACTGTTAGTAAATCAGCACAAATACTTTCAGGAATAAATGCCGAATTTGAAATAACTAATGACGGTACAGTATACACTGTGAGTGATATTACAGGTGCTGGCGAAGATTATGGTGTAGATCAAACATTTCTTATTCCTGGTACTGTGTTGGGAGGCACAACACCAGCTAATGACCTAACAATTCAAATAACACAGGTAGACGGTAACGGAGCTATCATTTCTGTTACTCCTAGTGGAACTGCTCCAACTATACCAAGCTCATTCACTAACATTACAGGATCAAATTTACCAAATAACGGAGCAGGGGCAACTTTTGATATTACTAACAGTAATGGTACCTATACTATTACTGTTAATCAAGCGGGTATAAACTACCGTGAAGGCAATCAAATTACTATTGACGGTACTGATCTGGGAGGAGCCAATCCTGCAAATAACGCAACCATTACAATTCAAACAACGACTATTACCGATGGTGCTGGAACTGCAACAATCACAGGTACAGGATTCTCAGGATCAACAATTAACTTTATTGGATCTGTAACAGTAAGTGAACCATCTATACTTGCAGTACCTGCACTAACTAATATACCTTTTGAAGCCCTAGCAACAGTTCAAGTGACATGGCCGTATGCACATGGACTTGTTCCTGGCAATAGCTTTATTGTCACTCAAACTAGTGATGATAATAGTAACAATCACGATTTAGTTGCTGGATCATACCTTGTAACCAGTGTACCTGCATCTAACGTAATTACATATCAGGCAAGAGCAGAAGGATTCATAGACGATACTGGTATTGATAGCACAGGAACGTCAGCTGGTCCAGGAACTATCGAAGCAACAATTTATCCTCGACCAGATAGTTTCTTTGTCCACAGACCATTTGACGGTGGGGTACAGCTAGGCACAGGCGGCCCACAGCATGGTGCGCAAGCAATACGTCAAAGTAAGAAATATATTCGCTACCAGTCAGGTAAAGGTATTATGTACACAACCGGTGCGCTATTTGCACCTAGTTATGACTTGTTAAGTGTAACAGCCGATGGTGTAGAAGTAGGAGCAACAATAACTTGTACAACAGATGATACAGATCACGGATTACAAATCGGTGGCATTGTGCGATTAATAGGTATTGCTACTCCAGGATATAATAGTGGTGAAGAAACTGCTGTACCGCCACAATTTGACTACACTGTGACTAATGTTATAGATGAAAGAACATTTACAATTACAGCACAACGTAGATTAGGACACAATATTGCAGAACTAGGTTTTGGAGCACAAGTAAGTGTTGTCCAATGGCATGGAGCCACAGTACGTTCAGGAATATTTGACGATCAAAATGGTATTTTTTGGGAATATGACGGAAGAAATTTAAACGTTGTACAGAGAACTGCTACAAGACAGCTTGCAGGTACTATCGCATGTACACCTGATAGCAATTTAATAATAGGCACTAACACGAGATTTAGAGATCAGATCAAAGCTGGAGATAGGATTGTTATTAAGGGTATGACACATGTAGTTACTCATGTGGTCAATCAAACAAGAATAACTGTTACCCCAGACTTTAGAGGTGTTAGTGATGTAACAGCTGCAAAAGCAAGTCTTATTGTTGACAAAAAAATCAAACAAGATGATTGGAACTTAGACAAATTAAATGGCGTTGGACCTAGTGGCTACAATATGGATCCTGCAAAAATGCAAATGATTGGTATACAATACTCTTGGTATGGTGCTGGATTTATCGATTATATGGTTAGAGGTAGTGATGGTAATTTTGTTTTCTGTCATAGAATAAGAAATTCAAACGTAAACACAGAAGCCTATATGAGATCGGGTAACTTACCAGTTCGTTATGAAGTAACAAACGAAGGCACACCCGGAAAACTAAGAACTAACATGGGCATTACAGATACTACTGTTCCTCTAGAAGATGCAAGTTTCTTTCCTGACTCAGGTACAGTTTACATCGATAATGAGATGATTAGATATACAAACAAGTCTGGTAACGATTTAATAGGAATAACTAGAAGCGCCACACTTACAAACTTCTCAAGTGGTGCATTACGTAACTATACAGCAGGACCTGCTGAACCACATGCAGATAATACTGGCGTAGTGCTAATAAGTAATACAATTACTCCTAACATCAGTCATTGGGGTAGTGCATTTATTACAGATGGCAATTTTGATGATGATAGAGGATATATTTTCTCATACACAGAAGCTGCTTTAGAAATTAGCACTACAAGAAGAACTGCGTTTCTAATGCGACTTGCACCTAGTGTTAGTAACGCTATTGTAGGAGATCTAGGAGAACGCGACCTACTAAATAGAGCTCAGTTATTGTTACAAGGACTTGAAATAACAAGCGATGGATTTGACGTAAGCAATAATCCTATTCAAGGTGGTATTGTTGTGGAAGGAATACTTAATCCAAAAAATTATCCTGTTAATCCTGACGATGTTGTTTGGTCAGGACTTAGCACACAAGCACAAGGTGGGCAACCTAGCTTTACACAGATTGCATCGGGAGGTGGTATTAACTGGACAGGTGGAGCAACACAAACTACTGCTGCTGTAAATTATCAAGCTAATATGACTGTCACTGGAATCCCAAATAACTTTGAGGTTGATGCAGCAGGACAGGGTAGAGATGATTATGTTTGGGTGTTAGATAGTATAATACAATCACAAGGTTTGCGAGCTGGCATGGTGTGTAATACACCGCCATTTAACGGATACCGAGTGACTAGTATTGGTCCATTAGATCCAGCGTTTGGCGACAGACGGCTAAACTTCGCAAATGATGCTTCAAATCTCAATACTACATACAATGCCGGTGATCTGAGTTTGTCATTTACATTTGATACTGCTCAGGGGAAAACTCCTGTAGCTTATTTTGAAAAAGCTAGTTGGGATGCCAGTAATGCAGACGCCAATACTGAAGTTGATCCTGCAGACACACAGTTCCCTGCAGGTACTGTTGTAAATACTATTAGTAACGAAAAATTTGGTAATACTGAATATGTAGAAGTTACATTTAACAATAGTTCAACTACTACTTTACAGGGCGGAAGCACTGTTACATTCTTATTTGGACAACCTGCATACGCACAACCAGGAGAAACTGTATTTTCATTTATTGCACAACCAGGAGAGCGTTCAGATTTAAGTTTAGAATCTCTGAAAGAATTAACCAATACAACTTTGGGTGGTAGAGGTACGTTTCCTAATGGTCCTGATGTTCTTGCATTGAACATCTACAAAGTTTCAGGGGCATCTACAAATGGAAATCTAATTATACGCTGGGGAGAGGCTCAGGCTTAGGCTTTTGGCTATCTCCAGGACCAATTCTGTAGTTGTCTTCTACGCTATCTGCAGTGCTTACTTCTGTAATACTACTGTTAGGCATCATTGCTTCTAATTGATGAGGCATCAATGGAGGATTATGCCAAGTATCGCCTTCCTTTAAATGCACTTGCTTTAGTTCTGCTGTTTCTGTATCAATATAACGTAACAAAAATTGTCCGCTGTTTACAAACCATGTTTCGTCTTTTTCTTTATGAAAATGCATACTAAATTTATTACCAGGCTTAGTAAACACAAGCAATTTACCACAATAGTTATCAGTTGATGCAAAAATTAATTCGTATCCCCAACCCTTTTCAACCATACCACTTAGTCTTGTCATTTTAAATCCTCTTTTATGTAGTCTAGCACATCAGTGAATTTGTAATCTATGTGAGACTTTAATTTATCTAAGTTCGCACATGTATAGTATTGATATTGCGACTTTAGTTGCTCAGGCATAGGAATATAATTTATATTACAATTATACTTTTTCTCATATGCTTTTGCTATGCTTTCAAAGCTCGTAGGTAATCCTGTTCCTAAATTAAATATTCCTGAAACATCTTTTGACATAAATTGTTCATGAATGTTGCAGACATCGCCTACATATACAAAATCTCTTTTACATTCACTACTATTTTCAAATAATACAATTTCACCTGCTTGGGCTTGTTTTTTAAATTTACTAATTGGGCTTGCTTGATCTAATTTGTGATCTTCATGCGGACCATAAACATTAAAGTATCTAAATCCTTGAACTAAGATATCAAAATCATTGTGGAGAGTTACAAATCTGTCAAACAAATATTTGCTCCAGGCATAAGGACTTTGTGGTAATAAAGGAGCATCTTCTACAAAATGTTTCCATGGCCCATACACACTTGCACTACTAGCATACTGCAAATTAGTACCTTGCATATCACAAATTTGTAGTAACCGCATACTAAAGTCTAGATTCTGTTGCATTATAAGCTCAACATCTGTTTCAGTTGTACTGCTAATCGCACCTAAATGAACGACCCAATCATAAGCAGAACAGTCAGGAACTGTGTTAGGTACGTAGTCCCAAACTTCAACATCATGCGATGCTTGGAGGTGTGCAACCATATTTTGTCCAATGAAGCCTTGATGTCCTGTAATAAGTATTTTCATGCTTGGTACCTTTTAAGAATATTTGTTGTACTATAGTTTTCTCTATAAGGAAATATTATAACCTGAGCAATATCTCTGCCAACAACTTCTTCTGAATTATAATCTCCACCCTTGACTATAACATCTGGTTCTAATTCCTTAATTAATTTATACGGAGTGTCTTCATCAAAAATAATAACTTCGTCCGCAATGTTTAAACTTTCAATAAACTCTTTACGTTCTTGTTGATTTAATTTTGGTCTGTTAGGACCTTTTAACCTACGTATGCTTTCGTCGCTGTTTATACCTACTACAAGGCGGCGTCCTTTACTCTTAGCAAATTTTAGTAATTCAATATGTCCTACGTGTATAATATCAAAACAACCATTAGTAAACACTATGCCTGTATTAAGATAATCTTTTGTAACAGCAACTACACCTCTTTGTTCTACTGTCCTGGCACTAGCATAGCAAGCCTTACGACATGCTCCTGGTATATCAATACCTTGTTGATATAAATGTGCTACTACAGCCAGCACAGTATCTCCGGCACCTGTGACATCTGCAACTTCTATTGCTTCCTCTTTGTAGTGCCAGCTTTCTCCAAGTTTATTAATAACATAAAGTCCATTAGACCCTGCTGTAATTATTAACCAATTCCAGTTAAACTCTAATAATTTTTGTTTAGCAATTTCAATATCAAACTTTCCAAACCACTGTTCATATTCTTTCATGTTAGGTTTAATTAGGAAAACATTTCTATAAATTTCTGGTTCTTGTTTAGGGTCAACAAATACATTTTTTGTTATACTAACAATTTCTTTTATTAAATTGCAATCAACAGTACCTTTATTATAATCACTTATAAGTACTGTATCTTCTTTAGACAAACTTCTGATAAGCCTGTCACGCACATTACCTTTATAACGTTCTTCTCTATCCCAACGCATAATATGTTGGCCATTAGATCCAACTAGTCTAGTTTTAGTAGTTGTTACCGTAGCATCATGGTCTATTTCGGCTTGGAGATAAGTATTTCCTATTAATTCTATTATTTTATATCCTTCTTTATCTGATGCAATAGCACCAAATAGAGAAACTTGATTATCTAACGAAAATAAGTTTATTGCTAAGTTTCCTGCACCACCTAAACTAAATGTTTGATGATCTTCTAATAGAATTGGTACAGGAGCTTCAGGGCTTATTCGGGTTGTGGATCCTGTAATCCACCTATCTAACATTAAATCACCGTAAACTTTAAACATAATTGTATTATACACTTTTTATTAGTATTAGTCAAGCATAGATAGAACATCTATTACAGTTTGTAATTTTGTTTGATTAGTTTTGTTTTGTAAAGTATTACGTAAACCTTGATGTAAAGGTTTAGGCCACGAACCCAAACTTACCCAAGCATATCCAGTATGCTCATCATTTAATGCAGGTATAAATTCATTATCTACTAAACAAAGATAGGTATGAAAAAGAAATTTTTCATCATTAGAAATAAAGGTTTCTAATGGAATAGTTTTAACTATTTTATGGTTGTTGCCTATTTCTTCTATAATTTCTCGTTGCAAGCCTTCCCAAGGAGTTTCGTGGTCTTCCGTTGTACCACCAACTAATCCCCAAAGATTATTTTGCTTGCCTTTTGCTCTATAAAGGAAAAGGAATCTCTCTGTTGATTTACTGAAAAAGAGAGCTCCGCTACATACTATTTTATCTTGCATACATTAATTATCAGGACAGTGAAATCCTCCAACTGCCTCTTGGATAATCACCGTCTACACTTAGTAACCATTCGTTACCATTCCACCTATATTGTGTGCTAGTGTTTATATTTGTTGTGTATATAGGAGTGTATGCACTATCGTCGATATTATTTTCACTTGAATCAAATACTATGCGCCAACTATTTCCATTCCATTCTACAATATCATTTGCACCTGCAACAAAGTCTGACCCGTCGGCATTTTTCCATGCATCCGGACCATCAGTGTTTTCAGTGCTTCCTATGTTATCTAATAATAATAATCTTAAACCATTAGATTTTATATTGGAAGGATTGTAATTAGTAGGATCTATAATATAATCTACTGTAGTTTTGCCTTCAATTACAGTATTATCTGGATATGTGTCTGTGTCCCAGTTTATAGAAAGTTTTGTGGGATCAACTAAATTAAGACTAAACGTACCTACAATTTGGTTACCTGTGTCAATCTGTGTTAGGTAAATTGTGCTTACCCCTGCATTATAACTACCAGGATGTGCATCAAGTACGCCGCGCCAATCTATATTTCCAACAACATTCTTATCAATAATTTGAGCTGTATCACCGTCTATATAAACACCATAATTTTGATAATTAGTTGCTTCAACTTGAGTTGCATAGTTAGTTTGTGCAATTACACCTCCGAAATCATTGCGTACTTTTCCTGATTTCACACTGTCATCGTATGCAATTACATCAGGCATGCTAAGTCCTAGATCAATTTCGCCTGTGTCTTCATTAAATATACTTGCAATAATATTAGTTACTACTCCTAGTTTTTTAACCTTTACAGGTGGAGATATGTATATAGGCGTAGTAAATTGTAATGTTGCAATATCTATTTCAGAATCAACTCCTACTGGAATACTCCTATTACTAAATGTTACATCCTCTAAATTTACAACTGTCAAACTTGTCCAATCTACAAAATTGTCAGTCGTTTGTATTTCTAAACTAGGATTAAACAATGTTAGTATTTGTTCAAGTATTTGTAGTTTTTGTTCTGTATTTGTACTCCAAATATCGGCATTTATTGTAAGAGTATACGGTGTAGGCATTAAGCGTTCGACTGTATAATTCTTACCTTGGTAATCTAAGTATTCCTCGCTATTTTCATCATATGCTCGTTCGCGTATATGTAGTTTACTAACGTAACTAGCGTCAGCAGTTCTGTCTCTGTCCATAGCTAAGTTATTGATATGTATTGCTATGCGAGGAGCCGACGGAATTTTATTTTCGCTATTATCTCTTATTATTCCAGCAACTTGTCTAGTTAAGTCACCATATGTCACTGGTATTTTTGTAAGATTTCCCTTACCATCAGAATATTCAAAGTTACTCAAAAGTCTAACCATTTGAGTAACATAGCGTCTTATTTGTCCGTCGTAGAAATACTGCATAACTTAGATGTTGTTTATAGCATTAATGATATCATCAACTGTAGATCCAGAACCTGCAGCAGGAAGAGCAGCCTGCAATTCTTCGATAGGAATCATCCGCTTCCATGCTCCGTCAATATAGAAATTGTTTACATGGTTATCTCTGTCATATACCCAAAGACCATTTGCTGCGTCTGTCTCAACGTTTATATTTCCACCTACAACTTTATTTGCATCTGCCAAATCAGCAGTGGTATCGGTTGCAAGTGACGAAAGTTGATTGTTAGCAACTCTAGCAGTTCTATAACCTCCGTTGCCTACAATTCTTACTATGCCATCAAGTCTTGCTTCCCATTGCATAGCTTGGTCAACTGTTACAATACTAATAGCACTACCATCTGTAGGAGCTGCGTTAAAGACTAAGCCGCCTTTAGTATTTGAAGTGTCATTGTCATAGCCCGCTTCGAGATATGCTTGGTTTACAACAAAATTATCATTTAATCCAAAACCATTTCCAGAAGCAATTTTAACTTCTGCATTAATTGGTCTACCAAAATTCCATTCGCCGCCTGTACCTAATGCTGGGTCAAAACTTATTTGGCCAGTTCCTAAGTATAAAGTAGTTCCACTTAGATATAAATCTCTAAATTTAAATGAAGAGCTACCTAAATCGTATGCTTCGTCTGAATCGGGAATTAAACTTCCTAGTATATTTTGTCCACTAACTGGCGGATTATCACCAAATGTATTAAACGCACTACTAATATCTATGGTATTACCGCCGGTGATTGTAAGATTAGATCCATTCAAACTAATAGTTTGATTATCACTATCAACTGCGCTTTCTAAAGTTTGTACTCTTCCGTCAAGGTCGGAAAAGTTACCATCGAGTTCGGCAAATGTTAGCTCGCTCCCTTTGGTGTTTCTAAGTGTGATTGGCATTATATATCTCCTTTATGTTGCTAATCAATTGTCTGGCTTGGCTCTAAGTGCCTTACTCAAACTTTGCCTTTCGGGTACTATTTCTCCCCCTATGTTATTTGTACTGGTATTATTTATAAATCTACCTTTTTGGTGATTTCTTGTATCTGTATTAGACAATGTAACTCTTACATCATCTACTACCTTTAACCATCTATTTCCATCAAATCTAAACATTCGTTTAGGCAAAAAGTCCGTTCTCAAGAAGTAATCACCTTTGTCGGCATTGGTAGGAAAACTTATTCCCATACCAAAATTTGCTCCGTTTGGTGCTTCTTCTGTTCCTAATAAATATCCTTCATATCCTAATTTTGCAGGTTTATGAGCTAACTTCTCAGGATTAATATTTGCTGTATACCCTTGTATAACATATGCAGGTGAAACATATGTTCCTGGATTAGTGCCAGGCTGGGTGGCATCAACATCAATACTACCATCCTCATTTGTTGCAAGTGTGTAATAGTGACTTACATCGTATCCACTTTCTGGCGAATCTGCTTCTGCTTGTGCAACAACAGCATTATTAATTTGCATTTCTTGTTCAAATGTAGATAATACATCTCGTAGTGTTTGATCTGTATCTTCGCCTGCCGGTAAATCTAGTATTTCTTTAAATTCTTGCCCGTCATATATTTGTTTTAGTTTTAGCCTATACAAATGGGGATACCATGTAGGTGAAAACCCTTCCGAGGCTCTACTTACATCATCTATGACATAGAAACGTTTCAGTGCAACAGTATAATCGTTTAGTGCATATTCATCTTTTAGATGAGGTAATTCAATAACATCACCTGGCATTAATTTTCTTCCAATAGTTTTTACACTATTTCTTATATGAACTGTCATGAATAATGTGTCGTTATCTAAGAATAATCCAAATTGACTAAGGTTGAAATCTATATCTTGTACATTGTAAATACCGCGTAATGTGTAAATGTCAGGATCATATTTTCTGTCTCTATTTTCTAGAAAAAGTAAGTCTTGGATATTTGTTTCCGAAACATTATTATATCTAGGTGCATCTGCTGTTGCATCATCACTTTCTGGATTTTCAGGTCCGAGGTACTTGTGTATTAATACATCAGTACCTCCAATAGTAAACATTTCTAGGATTTGTCTGTCTAGAAATTCATAATCTTTTCCACGTTCTGGTTTATATAAACTAAGTCTCGGCATACTCGTATTTATCGTTAGATAAATACTTGTGGAGAATATAAGTATGTCAGTACACGCTACACAAAAACAAGAAATATTTGACTATGTTAACGCATTTTTAGGCGGAGGAATGGTCGATGTTGAACTAGATCCTATCCATTACGAAACTGCATTGAAAAAAGCGTTGTCTAAATTTAGACAAAGATCCGACAACAGTGTTGAAGAAAGCTATTTATTTTTTGACACAGTTGTTGATCAAAACGAATATACATTACCTAACGAAGTAATAGAAGTACGCAAAATATTTAGACGAAGTGTAGGTTCACGCACAGGTGGCGGCGACGGCGGCTCTATATTTGAACCTTTTAATCTAGCATATACAAACACATATTTGCTTGCAAGTTCCAATATGGGTGGACTAGCTACATACGATTTGTTTAGTCAGTACCAAGAACTAGTAGGACGTATGTTTGGTTCATTTATCGAATTTAAATGGAACTCAACTTCAAAAAAATTAACCTTACTTCAACGCCCTAGAGCAGAGGAAACTTTAATGTTGTTTGCTTATAATTATAGACCAGACAGCGAACTACTTAATGATTACTTAGCAAGCCAATGGATTAAAGATTATACACTTGCAGGTTGCAAATATATGTTGGGTGAAGCTAGAGAAAAATTTGCTACTATTGCAGGTCCGCAAGGAGGGACTAGTCTTAACGGTGCAAGTTTGAAGGCAGAAGCACAAGGTGAAATGGAAAAACTTGAATCAGAAGTTTCATTAGCTGTACCTGGTGGGACAGGATATAGCTTCCTTATAGGATAATATCGGTTGACAAGTACATAGACATATATTATAATAAACATATTGTAATGAAAGGTCGAGTATGGTTATCGGAATTTGTGGATTAATAGGAAGCGGAAAAGACACCGTTGCAAACTTTCTAATAGAAAACCACGGATATCAAAAAATTAGTTTCGCAGATTCTTTGAAAGATGGCGTTTCAACTGTTTTTGGTTGGGACAGAGATATGCTTGAAGGCAGGACAACCGAATCTAGAGAATGGAGAGAACAACCAGATGAGTTCTGGACGAAAGAAACTGGCAAGGAAATCACGCCTCGTCTTGTTTTACAGCTTTTTGGCACTGACTGTATGCGTAATGGGTTCTTTGATGGCATATGGGTTAGTTTAACTAAGAAGAAAATTTTAGAAAACCCACAAACAAATTTTGTTATTCCTGATGTACGTTTTGCTAACGAAGCACAAATGATTAAAGATATAAATGGAAAAGTATGGAGAATACGTAGAGGACCAGATCCAGTTTGGTTTCGTATGTATCAAGATATAGGTGTAGAACCAACAGATGTACATGAAAGCGAATGGCGCTGGGCAAATGTACCTTTTGATGCTATTATTGACAATTTTAATACTCTTGATGATCTCAAAAGTCTGGTTTCAAATCACCTTGCTTCCACCGAACTCCTTCTTTCTGCATAATACGTTGACAGTTTGCACATATAGTTTTAAGATTTAAAGGCGAACAATTATTTAAATTTCCATCAACATGGAAAACATTAAATTGTTCTTGGTGTGTAGATTTATAATTACACTTTTCACAAAATGACTTCTTTTTATATCCAGCCTGCTTCCATTTTGGTATGCCGTGACTTACACCTCCATGGGTTAAACACATTTCACATTTTTTTCGGTAGTAAACTTTACCACCTTTTTTGTAATTTACTGCGGCAGGTCTAAAGCCACATACACATAATGGTCGCATATTGTATTTACCTCACCTTTACCTCACCTTTTTTAGGTGTTAACAGTACTGATTTTTCTATCTGATGGCTAAATAACTTTAA